TCGCCTGGATGGGCTGGTTGATGGCGGGGCGGATTGTGCGGCCGATTGCGCGCATCAGTGCGGCGGCGGACAAAATTGCCGCAGGTGAACTGACCTATCACGCGCCCGCCGTGCAAGGCGATGGCGAGGTGGCGCATCTGTCCACCGCAATCCACGACATTGATGCGGCGCGCGATAAACTCAGCAAAATTGCGAGATAAATCACACCAGATTTAATTTGTACAATGTACAAACGAATTGTGTAGGATTAAAACCACAAAGAAAAGCCGACCACACAGAGTCGGCTTTTCTCATCTGATACCTTGGTGGATTGACGTGGTAGGGAGCCTTGGCTTTGGCTCACAGGTTTGCACTGTGGGTTATAAGTGACCGAGGTCATGTTGACGCATGATCTCGGTCGCTCTCTCTTAATTCTTTGTCTTGCTGTAGTTGCCGCGCCCGAACAGGCGAACCGCCCAATACATCAGCACACGCCGCCAACGCGGCACCGCCAATACCTCCATCGCCTCCAGAAACACCGAATCGGCGAAGGTTTTACTGCCGATAGCCTGGTCATATAGATAATCATGGATGATGGCCGCTTTGGCGTACTGGCCGTGCGGGGGGAAGATGACCCACAACAGGCGCGGCACGGTGGCCAGATCGGTAATCGTGCCAGCGGGAACGCGAACACTCACCACTTGACCATATATCTGCGCCCGGAATCTCTGCCTAATTGCGTCGCCCACGTAGTAGTCAAACTCCGCGAGTAGCTGCCAGCGGTAGTTTTCCAACATGCGCAGATCGGCGGGCGTGGTAAAACTACTCATGGCTATGCGATCGGCAGCGATGCAATAGCCGCCAGTGCAACAGCTTTGTTAGCGACCTGTGCCGCATCGAGGGCGGGTTGATCAACGGCAGCCGTGATCGCAGCTTTGGCTTGGCTACGCAATGCATCGGCCAGCCCCACCAGCCCGGCGAACTTGGCAGCGTTAGCTTGTACTTTGGCTGCCCATGCGGTTTGCAGTACAGGTGTCGTGATACCTGCCGCAGTCATAAACGCAGTACCTTCGCCGCTGACGGTGGCTTTTGTCACCACTGCGTTAGCGGTTGACAGCTTCATCGCCCAGGTATCTTTTTCGACCTGCGTTGGATTACCTGCAAGCTGCTGGACGGTTTCAGCGTGAAACTGGTCAACGGCGGCCAGTGCTGCGGTCTGATTTGTAGCAAACTGCGCGGCCAGATCGGCAGCGGTAGGTGCGGGTTTTGGCACCAGCTTCCCTTCGAGTATGTACAGCGGCGCATCCATGCGTGTCACCCATTCAGCATCGCTTATCTGCACCAGTTCAGTACTGGCGGGAAGATTCGGATAATCTAAATCCCCCGTGTCATACCAGCCGATGACAGGTGTAGGCTGTACTAATTTTGAATCGTATTGTGCAAATTTTGTCATGATTTCTCCTTATCTACCGATGGCAATCCATGAGCAGTTAAATCCAACGGCAGATGACAGTGCTATGAACCCAGTTAAAGCCACGTTGGTTAGCTGGCGTCCCATAACGACGGTTGCACCATCCGATTGTGAACAAGTGATCTGGTATACGTTTGCTGTGAAAGCAATAGGGAAGGTGACGGCTACGGAAGTACTGCCTGAAAAAGCTGCTGCTCCCCACTGAATAATCAATCCGCTTGGTAGTTTCTGATAGCCGTTTGCGGCCAATGACGCGCCGAACACGGAGGCATATGCGGCATTCCCCAATCCCAGCAATTCATTGCGCACAAACGCCGTCGTTGCTAGCTTTGTTGTGTTATCGAATTGAGGTTGGGTGATGCCGCCCGAGGCAATCAAGGCAGTAATCGCCGCGATCAATTGCGCATTATTGCCCGGCACCAGCGCGATATTAGCTCCCTCGATCACCCCGGCGATTTCTTCCTGTAGGCTGTTCATGACATCGGCACTCAGCTCGGTCGCTGATTGTCCGGTGGCCGGATTGCCCGCCCGATACCCGTGCTTGCCTAGACCGAATAAGTCGGTCGCTTTATTGGTCGTATTGATCCGTTGCATTGTGTACTCCTGTTAAATCACGAATAGCCTTGAACGCCTCGTCGTTGATCTGCGCGTCAGAGGGTGGGGGATTGCCGTTTATATCGATTTGCGATACTCATAGTTTCACTCCTGGTTTTTGGCTGATTTTTATCAAGCCACCGTGCAGCCCGCGAACTCCGGCAGCCCCATGATGTAAGCATAAATTTCCGTCTCAACTACCGCGCCATTTGTGTGATTGCAGCTATATTCTTCGCTGGTGATAGGCTCGTTCCCATCCTTTGCATCTGCGCTCGATGCGTACACATCCAGTCTTCCGGACGCAATTACCTTTTTTTGAGTTACCGGAGGCTCACCAAGCCGCTCGTATTTGTTAATTACCCGGGCATCCGCAAGCCGCATATAAGCATCTGGCACGACGGCGCTGGCGACCAGATTCCCGCTATAAATTTTTTTCGTAAAATTTCCAATTAAAGCCATGATGTACTCCTTATAAAATTAACCAACAACCCAGTTAGTGCCGTTATGGATAACCGGAGTAAATACAGTTCCTCCGCCTGCGACGATAGATAAAAAAGTAGGAGACAGAGCATCCGAGACACAGCAGCGCTTGCCCGCCACACCAGCAGGTAAAGTCGCAACAGTATAAATTCCTGTTTTAATCGTCGCGGTAGCAGATATATCACCAACAGGACTTATGTTTGCCAACAAAGCCGCCGCCGAATCCACGATACGCAAAACGTCGCCCGTCTGCCCGGACTGCCCTTGCACCAGCATTGTCGTCGTTGCGGCTGACATACCTGCATTATAGAAATGGAAAGCCTGCGGGTAGCCAGACGAGTAGGCATTGCCGTTTGCCCAGAATTGCGCCACGCGATTTGTCCATGTCGTTTTCCAGGGATTTGCTCCACCCGTATTCAACTCATAATTTCCAGCAGCGGCAGATAACAGTATTATTCCAGCCGCACCAGCCCCGATATTTTTTATAGCCAGCGCAGGTTGATTCGTGCGATTCGCGCCGTCCAGCGTCATCAGAGTGCTGCCGTATGCGCCCGTTTGCTGGATTACCTTTACGACTTCCGTCGCGACGTTGAGTGCCACAAATGGCGCGACAGATAAATCTACCGTCCCTGAAAACGGTGTGATTTGGGTAGATGGTACTTTCCCCGCCGAATCGAGTGTCGCGATGCCATTTGGTTGTCCAGGCTGTAGTGATGCTGCGCTGCTGGCAGCAGCCAGCTCTGAGGTGTGCGCAGCAGTTGCAGAAGCGTCAGCGGCTGTAGCCGATCCGGCAGCAGCCAGTTCTGAGGTATGTGCAGCGGCGGCCGAAGTGTCGGAGGCTGTGGCCGATCCGGCAGCAGCCAGTTCTGAGGTATGTGCAGCGGCGGCCGAAGTGTCGGAGGCTGTGGCCGATCCAGCAGCAGCCAGTTCTGAGGTATGTGCGGCGGTAGCAGAATTTGAGGCCGCGCCCATCGCCGCGATTGCCGTGTCCACCGCCTGCTGACCGATAGGTGCTGCGGGTGCAGCAGGCAGGGTGGCGATGCTCTGCAAGGTGCAAGCCGCATTTGGCACCGTACCGGTGACCGACAGGGTTTTCCCGCCGGGCTGGCTGAGCTTGAAAATATACTGGCTGGACTGACTGCCGAGTTGGTTGGGAAAAAGGTCCAGCACCGCGACCCCAGCCGCATCGCTGACCGTGGTGAGCTGATTCGGCACAATGAACCCGTTATACAACTCGTCGCGGGTCAAGGTGGCGCTAACTTTACCACCCACTATCGGGTGGCCATTCTGATCGGCAAAGTTAACGGTAACGGGGACGGTTGGGATCATCTAGGCAACTCCATAATTCATCAGCACCACGGTATTGGCGGGCTTTAATTTGTTCAATCGGCATTGCAGTTCGGAACTCAACCAGGAACGCAGCGGGCTATCGCAGGGGTCGCCGACGCGCATCTGATAAACCGCCAGCGCGTTGACGGTATTCACCTGCCAGGCAAAGCGCCAATCCTCGCCATACACCGGCAGATCGCATGGCGCGCCACAGCTCATCGGGCGAAATTCGGTAATGCTGGTGTCGGTGTAGCCCAGCATCGCAGCCAGGTCGAGATAGAACTGACGGCTCTGGCCGTGTACTTTGCGCAGCTTGTCCAGCACCAGGTTACGGCGTTGCGATACCGTCATGGCAGCACCGCCCGCACAGCTATCCGGCAGTCCCAGCACCCGTTCCCAATCGGCCAGCAACTCAGATGTGACACGCGGATCAGCCTCATCGATCAATCGCATCGCACAGTCCTGTGCGCCGTCGCACACTGCCCCGTCCGCCGCCAGATCAGCGCCCAACAGCGCGGCGTTGATGTCATACACCCCCACAGGCAACAGCCGTTTGAGCAGATCAGCGTGCGTCATGACAGTGCCACCGTGCCGAGGATAGCCAGCTCGCTATGCGTTGCATCCGCCAGCACCACCACATTGGCCGCCGGGCTGGTCAGCGTGACATCCAGCACCCCGTTGATGCCCATCACCAGACTGATAAGCCTGGCGCGCGGCACGGCATCGCCGACATGCAACGTGGCGAAATAAATCGGCAACAGCGCAACAATCCGTGCAGTCGCATCTGCCAGCGTGATGCCAGATAGCGTCAGACTGGCAACAATATTGACCGCCACCAGCGTGGGCGACATCACCAGCACATCGGCACAAACCGGACGTTGCGTATTGAGGTAAGCAGTGACATCCGCCAGCAATTGTGCGGAGGGTATACCACCGGATGCCTCGATCACTACATCCACCGAATTGATCGCGCGGCGTTGAGCAAATACGTACGCATCCACTACGCCAGGCACCGTCATTGCCCAGGCAAAATAATCGTGCTTTGCGCCGCCCATCGGCGGCAAGCGCATCTCGTACAACAGGCGTGCCAGCAGCTCGGCATCGCTCTCGATATCCGTGCCGCCGGTCATCATCAGCACCGTACTGGCTGCCTGCACCCCGGCGGGTGCGGCACTCAGCGTCAGCGCCGTGGCCACAGCCTGATTGCCGCTGGCACCAGCCAGTGAGGCTTGCACGGCAATATCCACCGTACCCGCCGCGCCCACCGTGCCTGCTGCGGTCGTGAGATACGCCACTCCGCTGGTTGACTTGAGTTCGGTACCCAGCGCGATAACACTGCCCTGTACCCCGCTCAGACGCACACTGCCAGTGGCCGTGGCGGCGGTTTTACGGCTGAGCGCATACAGGCTGGCATGGCGCTCCAGATAATCGCTGTCGGCGGTGTCGGGGAAAATCTGCCGCGCTACCCAGGCCTGGTGCTGATATAAACCCTCAATCGCCGAGGCGGTGGCATTGGCGCGCAGCGCAAAATCGGAATCATCACCCACATAGGCATCAGGCCGCTGATTGGCGATGTCACGCAGGATCGCGGTACGGATTTGACGGTAATCGGGGGTAGTAAAGGGCATATCAGATCACGCTGACGGGATGTTGGAAGGTCAAGGTTTGCCCGGTTGAGGCCAGCACCTCGATCAACAGGCTCAAGCGGCTGGCGGTACGCTGCGTGGTAACGGTGATCCGGCTGGCACGACCAGCGGCCAGCACAGGTGCCAGTGCCGCTTCGGCGTATTGTTTGGCGAGAATCGCCACACGGGCAAGGTCCTTTTCGCGCTGCAACTCATGTAAGCGACTACCCAGCGTCTTATCCGCCCAGTAGCTGCCCAACGGAATGCTCAGGCGCATGAAACAACTATTCGCCAGCCCGCCTGCCGGGTCGTGATTCAACACGCCACCTTGCAGCAAATAATCTTGAGTCAGAGGGTTGATCAGGATGTCCATGTGCGCAGCTTACGCGCGCATGGGAGGGCAGTTAAGGCGGAATATCTTCCTATGGAGTACGCAACCTCGGTTGCGTTATGGTGTGCAGCGGCACATAAAACTTTTGTTCCGGCACCGACATGACGCTGCCAGGCGCAGCCGAGGCTGCGCACTCCAAAATTACATCTGATTGCCCGTTGGCGCGACGCTACCGCCTTGCGGGTCGCTATGAGTATGGGCGTTGTAGGTTGTGCGCATACCCAGCATCGTTTTATTGCCGTGGTCGCTGATGTCCAGCTGCGCCACGATGCTGCCCGCAACGTTAAGATTGCCGCTCATATTAACGGTCGGGGTAGTGATGTCCACGGCCAGCGAAGACACCACTTTCATGCGCCGGTCTGCTGACAGGGTCACGTGATCACCCCACTGGTTGTAGATCGCCATCTCGCCGCTAGCCAAGCCTTTCAGACGCAGCGTGCCGTGTTCGGTAGCGATGACAATGCCGTGCGCCGTCTTACCGCCGATCGGCAACACAATCGCCATTGTCCCGGCGGGTGGATTGCTGGTAAAGCCAAACTGCTGGATAAGCTCCGCGTCCTGCAACTGCTCGCCGCTCATCCCGTCGAGCTGCACCAGCTGCACCGCACCGGCAGATTTCACCAGCGTCAGCACGCCACGAAACGCCAGCCGAATACCGCTCAGGGCGCGCTGGATACGGTTGTCTACTGTCTTGATCATGGCTGGGTTGCATCCGAAATTTGCACGTGCGGCGTGCTGTCGTTCTTGCCGCGCCGGTGCTTGTTCTTGTGCGGATGCGCATCCAGCAGCCAGGCACCGTCTTCCTTGAGCGTCAGCGTGGTGCGCGTGCCCTCGTTACGCGAGCGGGTGAACTTGCGCGCCATCAGGAAATAGATCGCCGCAATGCCATGCGGCTCGGACACCACATAAATCCGCTGGCCGGGGGTCCACAGCATGCCGTTGCCTGCGCCGTCCGTGCTGGTGATGCGATGCCCCTGCACCGTCGCGGTCAGCGTCAGCCCCTTCAGGCGACTGTCCGAGATCAGCTTGCGCGCCCGGTCGCGACAAATCGCCGCATTATCAGCCTCATGGTCGGTGATGATCTTTGGCCGATACCAGCTCATGCCACTATCTTTTTCAGTCGCTTGCAAAGCATTTTTACCCTGTTCAAGGCTGGTGCTGTGGGTTTGCCCCAGCACCGTCACCTGCGAATAGCGTTCCGCGACCGATTCAGTTTTATCCAGGCTCAGCACGTTATTGCCTATCCCGTCCCGGCGCAGCACCAGCGTGGCCGAGACGGGTTGACTGTAATCGGGGCCGCCGATCACCAGCGTGCCATCCGGCTCAAACCACGGCCACAGCCCATTGGCCTCGGCAGCATGGGACAGCACATCCCAGGCGCTGTCGCCCGGCTCGACGCTGATCTTCTCGCGAGTTCGTATTGCTGCCGCATCCAGGCGGATTTTAGTAATCCCCAGCGGGCGCACCACCTTGATGACAATCTCCTGCAAGCTGGCCATCTGCGCGGTGAAAATCGGTGCCGAACAATCCAGCAAAACCGCCGCCCCGTCGCGCCCGGAGATCGTCAGCGTATGCGAGGACTTAGTCACCTGGTGGCTGACCTCATCAATACGCCCGGTCATCACCGTATCACCGCTGATCTTGACCACCACCGGCGCACCGGCGACCACATCCGGCGGCATCTGGCCAGCAGACGGGTGCCCGGCCAAAAGGTTCATGGACATGCCCAGCGTGACATGCCAGGCATCGGCAGGCGTGAGCAGGTCGGAATCTACCTCGTAGCCCGACCAGTCGCCCTGCATCTGGCCGCCGACCAGCAGCTCGACAGTGTCAGGCAGGGGGTTATTTTGCGTAGGCATTGACCACCTCACCCTGACGCACGAACGGACTGCGTGCGCCGTTCAGCCGATACAGCTCAGGCGCGCGGCTATGATCGCCATACCACAGGTGCGCCAGCAGCCGGAAATTACCGTCGGCCTCCACCGTGCGCCGGATCAGCGGCGGACGGGTCACGATGATGGCGCGTGCCGCCTCCTGTACCGCCAGCGCCATCGTCTTCAACGGCTCGGTCATCGCGCGCCCCTGCTCGATGCCATATACCGCCCGCACCTGGACAATCGCAGTCTCAATTGCGGCACGCGCGGTATTCGCCACCGCCTCAAGCTGCGTGGGGGTCAGCGTAGGTGTCGCCGCTTCCGCCGCCAGCACTAACCCGGCGGCATTGGCCAGTCCGGCTGCCGTGTTCACCTGCACCGTTGCCGCCACTGCCGCAATGCCTGCCGCTTCCGCCGGGCTATAAGGCAATGCGCCCGGCGGGCGACTGAAGATGGAAAAGGCATTCAGATCGTTTTGAATACTGGCCCAGTCGGACAGCAGATTGCTGCCGAACTGGCGCAGGTCGAGTATCCCGTTCACCAGTGCTGAGATGTCATTGCCCCAGGCGCGCGGAAAGCTGAGCACATCCATCCCGGACAACAGCACGCCAGCGGCGCGGGTAATCCCCAGCAACGGCATCATCAAGGCACTGCGCAGACCGTCCAGCACCGCCAGCGGGTTACGCATCCGGTCTACCGTAGCACCGATATTCTCCGTAGCGGCAGCGGTGGCGGCCTGTGCGTGTTGCGTGATCGCTTCCGCCTTCTGTACCGCCAGTTCGCTACCAAAGAACGGTGCGGCAGTGGTAGATTCGACGAACTCGATCTCAAGCTGTGCCTCGTCCACCGTCTCGGCCTCATGCGCCACCCGATAGCTGGCCACCTGACAGAACATCATGCCGAACACCGGATGCTGCAACCAGCCGCCCCGCGCCGCGTCGGCGGCGGCAAGCGCCTCATCCGCACCATCCAGCGCCGCGATAAAGGCCTGCATCCGGGTTTCATAATCCGCGCCGTAGAACACCGCGCGCAAGGAAATATGCCGCGCATGTGCGCCCATATCCTCGACATCCGCGCCGGCCACATAGGGGTAGTCGTGCTCTACCAGCGCGCGTTGCACTGCATCGCTGGCATTGACGCAATCAAACGTCACGCCGCGAAAGGTCGCATCAAGTAGGGTATCTGTCCAGGCCATGTGCGCAGCTTACGCGCGCATGGGAGGGCAGTTAAGGCGGAATATCTTCCTATGGAGTACGCAACCTCGGTTGCGTTATGGTGTGCAGCGGCACATAAAACTTTTGTTCCGGCACCGGCATGTCGCTGCCAGGCGCAGTCGAGACTGCTCACTCCAAGCGGGAAAATTAGTTGCGGCGGGCTTCCCGGTTGATTTTACCGGTGACCACCTGGGTGATCTTCTCACCATCCAGATGCAGATTGACTTCCAGTGCCTGCTGGGCTTCCTTGCTGCCGAAATACGCGGCAATTTTAGCCATCATGCCACCGAGGTGTTCGGTCATCCAGCCCTCCATACGCGTCCCCTTGGTGGCATAAGACCCTAAAGACTCCACTGCCGCCCCAATACCATAACCGACAACACCTGCACCGGCCACCATTGCGGTGGCTGTTGCCGCTGCGCCTGCGCCCAATGCGGCAATTTCTGGCAGGGTAGAATAGGCAAGCAATTTTGCGCCAGTCGCCACGGTTTTGAGCAGCCCCGGTACAGATGATGCCGCAGCAGCAGTGGCCGCTAGATCGGTTGCCGTACCTGCCCCGCCACCGCTCTGCATCTGTGCAAAATTGGTCACAAATACCGGCGTAACCCCGGTTGCCGCCTGGATCGCCTTACCTTCGGCGATACCGCCCGCGAGGGATGCGCCTCCACCCAAAAACCCCTTGAGTGCTTTTGCGCCGCTACCAAAGCCTTTTAATAGGTTGAAAAGCCCATAACCTGCGATGCCTACTGCGGCGGTAGCTATCCCGCCCACCATCCAGTTATTCGCCTGTTTGTGATTATCCAGCCCTTGCGCCCCGGCATCGGCAATGTCGTTTACCTTGTTGGCCAAAACCGTTGCCTTATCCAGGGCGGGTGTAAATGCCGTTGCCAGCAGCGTTTGCACCGTGCCCGCAGCCGCCTTGGTGGCCATGTTAAAACCATTCATCGTCACGGTCATGCGCTCTTCCAGGCCGAGAGATGTATCCATCTGCTTTTGCATGCCTACAAACAGATCACCTTCGCCACCGACCATCAGCGCGGCGCGCATCCCTTCCTGCCCCCAGATATCATGTGCTAGCCTGGCCTTGGCACCGGTGTCGCTAATTTTGCCAAACTGCTTGTGCACCATCGCGTTTTCAGCGTCGAGGCCAATATACTTACCCTCCTTGTACAACAGATTATTCCACTTACCGTCTTTGGTGTTTGCCAGGCCAAGTTCAGTCATTGATTCGCGCTGCTTGGGTGTTAACCCGACAGAATCCAGCATATAACGGTTAACTGCGGTACCGGCCTCGTAGCCTAACGGTGCCATTGCAGCGGCCATTGTGACTGAATCCTTAAACGATACGCTCAGCAGCGCAGCAGTCGAACCAAATTGCTTGAGCGAATACATCAACTCTTGCAACGAACCAGGCGAGGCAGCTTCCCCCTTCGCCAACAGGTCGGCAGCGTGTTGGTAATCTTCCGGTTTGAAATTGTACTGTTTTCCGATACGCGCCAGCATATCGCCGACATCCTTTGGGTCAGTGCCGGAAATACTCGCCAGACCAGCTGCGGAATAGGCCGCGCCATGTGAGCCTGCGACGGCCTCCAATGGCACACCGGCCTTGAGCATATCGCCCTGAATATTGACGATCTCCTTGGATGAATACGGCATCACCTTGGAGACCTCGCGCCCGGTATCCCGCACCTTCGCAAGTTTGGCAGCCAGATCGTCGGCCTTGTCGCCAACCTGCGCGATATTGCCTTTTACCCGGTTCATGGATTCTTCCAGATCGGCAGCTGCTTGCACCCCGGGCTTCATCTTGCTGCCAATATAGGCGCTCACCGCAAATGCCGTACCTGCGCGCTGCAAAGAGCGCGTCATGGCATCAAAATGAGCGGCGGTATCCTTGCTGATCCGCCCCATATCAGTTAGACTTTTTCGCAGTCCACCCAGCACCCCGGCCGCGCCGTTTGCGGCAGTGATTTGCAACATGAGAGCGAGCGTTGTTGACATGAAAAATCCCTGGCTTATGTATTTATTGCGGGTCTGCCAGATAGGTCAAATACTGGCCGTGCTGGCGCTTTTACTACTGGCTGCGGCGGTGGGGTTTGTCCTTGCACCCCAAGGTCAGGAAGGTTTTTATGCCGTAGTTTGTGCGGCGCTTACGGGTGGGTTTTTGGCGGTTGACGCTTGGAGAGATAGCGTTGCTGAGAAACACCGGAATCCCCCTTCTTTTTAAGCCCGTTCAATTGCGCAAACGCATCCAGATACGCCCCCGCCTCAGTCTCACTCATCTCCAAGGCCGTATGCCACGGCACCCCGATCTTGACCAGCGCCAGATGGAGGTGCCGGTAATTTTTAAGTTTTTGCTCGAAAGCTTTGCAGCCGCCCCTCCAGGCGACCATTAGCTGCCATGATGACCGCCAGATCTGCATCAAACATGGACAGCAGCAGTTCAGTGGTAATTTGAGCCGAACTCAGCTCACCTAGCTTTACAATCTGACACGCGATCAGCGCCACGCCGCGATAGGCATCATTCTGTTGGGCCTGCTCATCGGCCATGACACGGATCGAATCGCGCACCAGGCGCGGGCGCAACACAAAATCGCTGTGCAGTACGCCATCCACCTCGACACCGACCAGCAGCTCGCCCACTTCCTTGAGTTCAGCACTCATTCGATCACCTCGCGCAAACAGGCCATGCTCAAATCGCGCTTGGCCTCGCTATCCGTGCCATACTTCTCGCCCACGTCCAGCGTGAAGCAATCCAGATAACTGGTGCGACGGCCGCCGGGGGCGGTGGGGTACACCGTCAGTTTCGCGCCCTCGATGGCTGCCCAGTCCATATCGCCCAGCAGGGGGATCACCACCGACACCTTCAGGTCAATTTCTTCCACGCCCTTGGCGAAGCCTGCCGGGCGACCGCTGCGGTTCATGGTTTTGACCAGCTTGCGCCCGGTCTTCTTGGTCACGTCCAGGCTTTCCACCCCGACCTCAACCCCGTTCACTTCCAGCACAATCGCGCCTAAATACTCTTTCAAAGCCATTTTTCGTCTCCTAAAGGTAGCCCCCCTTTGAAAAAGGGGGGTTGGGGGGATTTACAGATACAGATCAATCCGCCCGGCGAACACATGCAAGCCGTTCACCACGTTGGTCGGAATCTTCGCGTCCAGCCGGTTCGGGTCTTGCAGGTCGCGTTCGACGAGCAGCTGGCCTTTCCACAGCCCCACGTTCTGCACGATCTCCAGCTCTTCGAGCTTGTACAGCACGTCGAGCAGTTCGGAACGCACCTTGTCCGGGGTACGGGCGGATAACTTTTCACGCGGGAAGCGCAGGCTGATGCGCTCGCGGCAGGCTTTTCGCACATAGTCCAGCGTGCGGATGGTGGTCAAATCCAGCATCGAAATGTCCGGCACCCCTTGCGGGTCGAGCATATAAGTGGTGATGGCGCGCACGATCTGCACCTTTTCGCCGGGGCCGACCTCAGAGGGGGTGATGCCGTTGTACAGCGCGTTTTCCTGCTCGACACGTCCCAGGCGATTAGCCAGCGGGGGCGCGCTGATGCCGGTCAGCGGCAAGCTGTTGAGCGGGCGCGCCGGGTCTTCCTCGCTGGCCACCACCGCGCCATAAGCCGCCGCCACCTCATAGCTGGCTTCATAGCCATTCGCCACCAGCAAGCCGCTGATGCGCCCGCTGTTGATCAGGCCGGCCAGCGTGGTACTGGCCGCCAGCGTACCGGTATGCGCGAAGATGCCGACCGCACCGCGTTGTTCCAGCGGGCCGGAGACCGCATCCAGATGGGTGCGCAATGCGGTCAGGCTGGCCTGATCGTTCCAGGCACTGATCAGGATATTGTGGCCAGCGGCAAATACGGTCGCCAGCGCAGTCGCAATCGTCGGGTCAGTCGCACCGTTAGCCATTGCCACCACGGCAGCCGTCACCCCCGTGGCCGCAGCCACCGCACTCACTTTCAGACCATTGCCCAGCGTGCCCTTGTTCTTGGCGGTCAGCGTCACCACGCCTAACGCGGCAGCAGCGGTCACCGGCAGATCAGGCTGCTTGGCGATCTGCGCCACCAGCGCAGCGGCAATCACCGTCGCCGTATCGGCTGCCGTGACGGCCACGACAACGGACTGGTCGCCGATGTTCAGTGTAACGACACCACCGGCAGCAGCGGGGCCGGTCAGCGTCACCGTACCCGTCGCCACGACAGAGCCACCTGCATCGTCCAGCGCGATCATCGAAAGCGCCAGATAGGCATTCGCCTGCAACGCCGAGCGCGCCATCAGGTGAGCGACTGAGCCACGCCCGAAGAAAGTCGCGGCATCCGTGTCAGAAAATACCTCCACCACCGTGTTGGCCAGCACCGTGCCTGTTGCCAGCTTTTGTCCGACGATCAGGGTTTTTTGCAGATTGCCCGGCAGCGTGCGCACCGCCAGCTTGGTGTTGAATTCAAAATACTTGCCCGGCTTGCGGATGCTGGACGGGATGTTGTCAAAAGCGATATTGGCGCTGGGCATGTTCAAGCTCCCTTGGTGGTAGTTTTAACAGTTGCGACGACCTCGAACAGGTCACCATCACTGATACGGCGCTGGTAATAGGCGCTATCCGGCACGATTACCGGTTCCGCATCGGTTATATAATCGTGTGGCTTGCCTTCCATCGGCACTTTCAATCCTGCTGCGGCTATGAGGTTCATCGTGGATCCTTATCGTAAAGTTGTCAGGTCTGAGGCATCAGCAACATCGTCGCCGGGCATCAGGTAATAGTTGATACCCATGCGCAGGAACATCGGATCAGTCGGGTCTATCGGCGTGCGCGGCTGGGTTTCGACATATTCGGTATGCCATTCGCGGACGAATACCGCCATGCCCTGGCCGTTCAGCTTAGTGTTGTACAAGGTGCGTATCGCCCCCGGCTTGAGGTACGCAATCGGCAGCCCAAGATCGGTATTGATCAACAACAGGCTGATGTCCTGCAACATCTGATACGCGCCTACCTCCTTGATCACCCCGTTCACCGTCAGGCCGTGGCGGGTATCCCGTTCACCGCGCACATTGCGCGCCGCCACCATCACCGCAAAGGTCGCCGGCAACAGCCACTTGTCGCGCGAGGCCGCCACTGCCTTGGGTTTCCCCGCACCGGCAAACGCCACCCATACCGCCGGGAAGGTGCGCACCACCCGTGCCAGATCATCGTCCAGCTCACCGCCGTAACTGGTCACACCGGACAACTTGTAGCCCAAGCCCGGTGTTGCCGTATTGGCCGCCGTGATACGGGCGATGATCGCGTCTTCGATTTGTGAGATCACGCTAATAATCCCGCAGATTGACGCGGTTAAAAACACTGCCCGCCGAAACGATTTTTACCGTCAGTGCTTCGCTGGCCGGTTGCCCGGATATTGATACGCCGATATCCAGCCGCCCGTTGCGGATCTGTTCCAGCATCCGCAGCGCATCCTTATGGCGGCTGCGCGCCACCTCGGTTTCCGTGACATCCGCGCCCAGCAACTCATAGCGGGCGATGGTGCAGCAGATCGCCACCAGCAACTGCGGCACCACCTCCAGCGGCAAGGGATAACGTGCTGCCAGGTAACTATCCATCGTATCGCTGGCGCGCTGCAACGCGCCTTCTACCACCAGCATATCCGCCACACCGTCGCGGTTGCGATCACTGATGGCAATCACTTCGGTTTCGCCGAACTGAGCCGTCAAATCACTGAAGGTGGCGTAGGACATTTAACGGTTAAGCCGCCGCATTTTGGATCAGGAAGCCGGACTGCATCCCGGTCAGCACCGGCACGCGCTCGAAATGCACGCCATATACCCAGCTTTCGCGGTTGTTGTCCAAATACGGCGTTTTGACAAACGGGTTGCCGCGCATCGTGTAGGTGTAGGCAAACGAAGGCTGCTGGATGGTAGAGAGACTTTGCGGCACAAAGCCCAGCACCACATCGAGCCCCCAGATATCGGAGAACACGCCCGCATCGCTGGCCGTTACGGCTGCGCCCACTACCACCTTGGGGATGCCAAAGAAATTAGCCAGCATATCCGTCGTCACCGAGGCTGAACTGGTGTACTGGAAGCGCGTTTGCACGGAAGTATTAGCTTGTAAGGCCGCGAACACCTTGGCTGAAATCAGCATCACGGTCGGATATTGGCCACAACTGGCGCGGATCGCTTCCTTGGCAGCCAGCACATCTGTCAGCGGCTTGCTGGTAATGTCAGACCACTTTTTCACGCCTGTCAGTGCAACCTTATGGTTGACATCGTAGTTGGCGGCATTGCGCGCGATACCCGCTTGCTGCACTTCCAGCGTAGTGAGGTGGATATCTTGTACCAGTTTGACATGCAGTCCCGCCAGATCAATGCCGGGCACAAGCTGCGCATCGCGGCTCAATTCCAATGGCACCAGCGCCTCCAGCGCATGGCCTTCCACTGCATAGGGACGGCCGAGGTAGCCTGCGCTGATGCGCTTGGTAGCAGCCCCCGGCGCGCGGCGCGTATCGTAGAGCTGGAACGCCTCCTTGCCGAATTCGATAATCTGACCGCCCGCCACCTCTACCGGCACAGCGGGGAACAGCGCGGAGCCGACCATCTGTGCGTTGCTATAGCCCTGCACGATAGTAGAGAGGATCGGGTCAATGACGCGGATTTGAGCTTGATTCATAGACATTTTGATAATTCCTTTTAAATTTTTAGTTTTGGATCAGCAGAATCTCGACCAGGTCGCCCGCTCTTGCCGCCGCACTCAAGGCGCGTCCGACGGTGATGCCTGCCGCTTTGGTCACCGCGCGACCCGCAGCGCCGACTTCTACCGCAGCACCTGCAGCAATTGCAGCACCCGCCGTCACCAGTGCCGTACCGGCCACATTGACGCTGACGGCCTGACCGATATCGGCAGCGGTATCAGCCACACCCAGCGCCGTGCCTGCTGCCGTTGCTGTTACCCCGCCGATGGTCACCAGCGTATTGGCTGCAATAGCGGCAGCCGCCACCACCGTCAGATTTAAAATCGAGATATTTTGTTTCATGGTTTAGCCCTCCACGGCCTGAATTGCGGTTTCAAAACTGACATTATTTTGTTTCATATAAGCCTGCGCCTGCGCCAGCTTGACCAGTGCCTCTGCATCTACGGCATGACCTGAGGGACCCGCAAAATTAACGACACCCTGTGGCAGCGTTTTATCAGCACCGGCGGTTTCGCCAAAGCTCACCAGTTTGGGGCTATTGGTCAGCATCGCCTTCAATGCCTCAACCAGCGGCTGTTTCGCATCGCCTTCGCCGAACTCGATTACTTGCTCACTACCGGCCAGCTGATCCAGCGAGGCGACGACGACCGCCTTGTGTGCGGGCAGCAGCGTACCTGCCGTGACCAGCCCTTCCGCGAAGCTGGCGTGTCCGGCATGGCGCGTCGCCGCTGCCGTAGCCTTGTCGCGGGCAGCGACATCAGCCAGCTGCTGTTTCATCTGGGCGTTCTCCGCCTCCAGTGCTGCTTTTTCTTCAGGGGTCACGGTGCTTCCTTTCTCGATAAATGAAGGGGTTACGGTTACGGGGTCGTTTTTTTCAGGTTCTGGCTGGCGCGCGATATTTTCCAGCGTGGCAACGTCATAAGCGGGGATTGCCTGATCGGCATCCGCCAGACCAAACTTACCGATAATCCAGTCGCGTAAACTGCGCAAAATGCCTGCGTTGACCACCTCGTCGTATTCACCGAACTCAACGATGCCTTGCTCGCCATCCGCAAAAGCAGGGTTGCGCAAGCCTTTCACGCCGGGCGGCATCGCACCCAGGAAGCCGACATGGCGCAGGTAATACACGCCGGGGACCGGGTTGCTGGGGGAATCGGGGGCATAGAACGAGGCAGATATTTTCTTGAACGAACCCTTGCCGACCATCTCGGCAAAGGCGGCATCCACCTGGGTGGGGTTCGCTTCCAGCGCGCCATCGGCAAAACTCAACGCGCCGACCCAGCCATACGCCGGAGCGTCATGCTCGGGATGACCGCAGACCAGCGGCGCTTCGTGCTTGGCAGGATCGTAGGCCGCAGCCGTTGCCGATAAGTCGGTTTCAGAAAATGACAGCGCAGCACCACTCATCGCGGTGTGCCTGCCGGGCTTGAAAATCTGGATGGGTTTAGATGTTTGCATGGTTGCCATTGTGGCAACCTGAACACAGGCAGTTAAGCCGGAAGCGTTTCCGCTTCACTCAGCAACAGCAGCAATTTTTGCTGCGTTGTTGCGTGGGACTGCCCTTGCGGCAGATGGGAGGATGCAATAGGTTTGCTGTTTTATTAAGTTACCACACAATCTGCGTTTGTGAACCCTCTTGTTAATACCGCAAAAACCGATTTATAAACGCGCTGGCTGGGTTTTAGCAGGGCAAGTTATATCCTTGCTTGACTTTTGCCGCAAAAGCCCTAGAACAGGCTTCCGTTCAAATCATCTTCAGGCAGATTCGATTCGATGTTGCGAATCTGTCGAGGAGTCAATCCGTACAACAAGGCGCACTCGGTTTGCGAAAATCCCAGCGCGCGGCTACGCAGCACCTGGCGATGGCGTAGCTTGATTAAGGCCATCTTGCAGTTGGGCGGCACAATCGTCGCGCCAGGCCAGTTTTTTACCAAGGCACTGGCGGCGAATACGCCCAGCTCTTGTACTAGCCAGTGGTCAGGCTGCATCACCGTAGGAATAAAAGTCGGAATGCCGGGGCGCAGCGCCACCAGCTTAATGGCGGCACTAAAACCAATCAGCCGAATCAGCTTGAGCATCAACAACGGTAAGTCATCCAGCTCAACATTTTCGAGGGTGATCTGAGACTCAGCCATTTTTTACCTCCGCCAGCGCGCGCGTCAGCACCTGATACGCGTCCTGCATTGGGTCAAACGTGCCGTATCGCTGCGCAGCGCCGATCACGCCAGACAGCTCATTCCCCCGATCTTCCGGCAGGTGCAATTCGCCAGCCTTGCTCGCGTCGCTGCATTGTCTGGCCAGCGCTTCCACCTTGGCAGGCAGAAAGCGCATCGCCCATTTTTTCAGCGTCTCGATCAGTGTCCTGGCCTGCGCGCTGTCTACCCACTGCAAGGCATCCACACGGGTCAGCCGTTTTACATACACGGCCAGCGCTTCTTCGGAGGGATTGCGTACTGCGCCCAGCTCGTGCAACAAAATCCATAGTGAGCGAATTTTACGCGACTCTGGATCTGCGGCCAGCGTACGGGAAATCCCCCCGCTACGCTGCCCCCCTTTGGCAAAGGGGGGTGGGGGGGATTTGAAACGCACCTTGAAGCCCAGTGTTTTGAAGTGGTCGAGCAGCTGTTTACGCTGCTGCCAGCCCAACTCCTTGCTGCTACTCATACCGAAACGATCATGCAGCATCGCGCGATAGGTATCCTCATCCATGCCTGTCTGCTGCCGGGCGATATGGATCAACTGAATCTCGCGGCGGGCAAGATCGGCTTGTTTGAATTTGGCTGGGTATTGGTTGCTCATTTCATACTCCTTTCGTTTAACACTTGCTGGAGGGCATTAAGTTTCGTTTAACGCCCTCGGGTAAATGCTAGTTACACTAGCCGCATCTTTCAACGCTTTGGCTGCGCTGGCGCAGTCAAGACTGCGCACTCCATATCAAACTGCGTCTTGCTCAAAAGGCGTTATCACAAAATCTTCCACGCCCTTAATAAAGGTGATTCCTGCAATGCCTGTTACGGCTTCTGGATCAGCTTGCATGGCCTCCTTATTGACCTCCGGTTTTTCGCGGATGAATCGGTCTAGCCCCAACTTTTTCAGCGTTTCAATTACCAGAGCTGGCTTACTGACGCGCACGCTCGGTGGCCGTTGCCGCCACTGCACCTCGCCGGTGACCAGATTCGCGGTCTTGACCTTGCCGCCGTTGGTAAGATCGAAGCGGTTGGCTTCGCACCAGGCTTGCAAGCCTTGCTGACGGGCACCGAGGTCGCCCTTGAGCACCTCTAGCCGGGGCTGGTAGGTCTCGGTGATGTGGGCAATGGCATCATTCATCTCGGCCTGTTCGCGCAACAGCTTGCGTTGCAGGTCGCCGAACTGGCGGATGTATTGCGCGGCCTCGTCGCGGGACTGAGGGACATCCAGTTGCGCTTTGGTTTTGATACGGGTTTTAGTAGGTGTGGCCATTTTTATCTCCTGTTTTTGAACTGTTTAAAATGTCTTTTACGGATTGAGGCATGGTGCTGCGGGGTTTTAAATCCCCCTCCGCTACGCTCGCCCCCCTTTGTAAAAGGGGGGGTGGGGGGGATTTGCTTCTGCCCGCCAGCCGGTCTTCGTGCTGCTGTTCCTTGCGCTGGTCTGCCTTGATGCTGTAGCCCTCGATGATCGCCAGCAGATAGCCGTGGCTCTTCAAGGGCAGCGTCAGGTTGTCGCGCTTGGCGATCATCTCGTCCATCGCCATGCGCCAGTAATCCTGCGGAGCTGAGCAGATATGGCTGTTGCGCTCGATACGGGCAGCGGTGATCATCGGCAGCAGCTCGTTGATCAGGTTGGCCAGCCGATCCAGCGTCAGGTTGCGCTTGGCCGGACGGAACAAGGCCAGATACCGGATCATGTGCCAGCCTAACGGCGATGGCAGTTGCATCGCCGCCATCACCGCCTCGCGCGCGCCTTCGTTGCCCAGCAAGGCATCGAGAGAAAACAGCGCGCCACAGGCTGGGCAGGTGAGTTTCATACCCGCACCCCGTCGGGGAATACCCGTGCCATGAACGTATCCAGCCGTTGCAGCTGCATCGGATTGAGCCGGATCACCTCCTCGTTCAGCGTGATGAAAAGGTTGTAATCGTCCGACAGCATCAGGCCAAAGGCGGGTTCTGCGGGGGCGATGACGACCGGTGTCAGCGCAGCGGGTGCGGAGGGCGCAGCGGGCGCGGGTTTGGTGCGCCTCACAGCGGGGACGGATACCGTAGAAGGGGTCGCGCGCACGGAGGCAAAATAAATCCGCTCGTTCACGCTCCCGGTTTGAGTGAGCTTTTTGTTGACATTGACCATATCCCAAATCGCTTTGGTGATTTTTTTATTACCGGCCGTCGGGTATTTTTTAGACGCAAAGTCCAGTAGTTGATCGCGGCGAATGCCCGGGTGAGCGGCAACTTCAGTCAAAATGTCCAGGCACAGCGTGGGGAAGATTCTTGAGCGCGTCATACGCCCTTGAGGCGCTGGCACTTTTTTTACGATGACGGGGGCGGGGGTTTGCATGGTGATCTCCTGAGTGATAATTGATGTTTTGGGCTGTATTTTTGCAGCCAGGCTTTGCTGGTATTTTTTTTCGGCCATCGCGCGGGTATGGCCGTCAATGACAAACGAACCTCTGACAGGGGGGGTGACAACACCCGTCAGCCAGTAGACTTGTGTGCATACGCCGTAGTGCGTGATCGCTGCGGTATTGATTTCGCCGCCGTCGAACATCTCGTCGAGCAGCACCTGCACCGCCGCCCGCTCACCGTGACCCAGCAGGGTTTTTGCGGCAACATAGGCTTGGCTGGATGATCCAGCCAACGCCTTGAGAATAGCGGCGCGCAGGTCGGGGAATAAGGTTGGTGTGTTCATACCCATATCTCCATCATCTCGTCGGTATGGTGACTTTGAGCAGGGTCTTTTTGTTGACCTCAACCACATACATGCCGTCCGGTATCTCGTCATCATTCAACTGTTCCAGCGCGTATTGCAGTGCCTCGGCCTCGCTGTCGAACAGCTCCGACGGCATCACGATGCCAAATTGCTTTTTCATCAGATTTCCCCCCGCAAAGTTTGAATGCGCAGTGCCTGATAGGTCGGGGCGTTCATTTTGCCAGGGGCGGCAAGATGGCGAGCGGCGGCGTATTCCGCATCCTCCAGCCGCGCTTCGGCATCCAGCCGCCCCAGCACGGACTGGATTAACAGCAGGGCCAGAATCCCTGCCACGATGCGCCAGTTAGCAACCCTGCGATTCCCTGCGCGAATTTGAGTGAGTTCAGATTTCATGCTCAAGCCTCCTTGACGGTGTCGCCATCAACCTTGGGGAAGCCTTGCAGGGCGGCAAGGTTCATACTGGCGATGAGCAGGTTGGATACGGCGAGCGGGTAGATCAGGCTGACAGAGCGAGAATCGCGACCGCCGCGTGCGCTGGTGTTGAAGGTCAGCTTGGCACGAATCGCCTCGATGGCCGATGATTCGACTACATTGCTGAGCGTCTTGCCAGCGCGTTGGAACTTGAACTTGAGATAAGACTCCAGTTCGTTGTCCAGGGGGCTGAGCTCAACCACCTCACAGCGTTGCACCACTTCGCGCACCTCATGGTTTTGCTCGCTCAATCGCATGCGCAACTCGGTTTGCCCGATCAGCACGATGCCGAGCAGCTTTTTGAAGCCGTCTTCCAGTTCAAAGAAACGCTTGAGGTGCTTGAGCGTGGCGGTGGGCAGGCCGTGCGCCTCCTCGATCACCAGCAGGTATTTCATGCCGGCGCGATTGCCGTCACGCAACACGCGATGCACCTGGCGAAAGCGCGCCTCGCTGCTGCGCTTGATACCTTCCAGTGGTGCCGCTGCGGCGATGATGGCCTCGGCGATCTGCACCGCCTTGAGCGTTTTACCCTTGGCATCATTTTCTTCCATGCCCAGCACGTAAGGTTCGATCACCACGATCTGCTGGTTTTCACGGGCGATGCGGTCTATCAGGTCGCGGCGCAAGGTGCTCTTGCCTGCACCCGATTCGCCCACCACCGCAACAAAGCCTCCGTGGCGTGCGGTATGCCACAAGGTTTCACGCACATAACGCACGTCGTCAGAGAGGAAAACATCCTCATGTGACTGGAGATCATCGGCGAACGGGTCGAGGAATAAGCCGAAATGCTTCCGGGCGGCTGGTGTTAATGTCTGTTTGCGTAGTAACATGGTTTCCTCCTGTAGTTGTAAATCCCCCGCCCGTTGCCCCCCCCTCTTTGACAAAGGGGGGCTTGGGGGGATTTGGGGTGTTGCATCAAAAGCACGGCGACATACTTGGCGGTCTGCGCCGTGCAACTCTAAAAAGGCCAGGATTCCCGACCGGACGGTCTCAAAGTCCGGTTTTTTTGGGAACATCCCGTGATTGCAAATCTGTGCGACACAGGCGGGTGACACACTCAAATGCTGTGCCAGTTCGCGCTGTGTCTTGCCCAGGTCAGCCAGATTTTGTTTCAGGTTCAAACTCACTTCATTCCTCCTACGACGGCCAGTGGTGCAGATTCACCGCGCAGCAAGCGTGCCTTGAGGGCTTCCACTTCACTGGACGGGATACGTTTATCGGGATAACGCTGGGTGACGACAGCCGCAAAACTGGTCTGCCAGTCGCGCCCCATACTCTTGGCGAACTCCACCAGGGACAGCGGCGGGAATTCGATTTTGTTACCGCGCGCGGCGGTAATTTGTTCGGTTACCAATGGCGTCGCATTGGGCAGCAGGCGCTGCGGCAGTTCGGCTTTACCCAGGTGTGAATGCGCTACCAGCCCCTTGCCCTCATTGAGGTGAGCGAAGGGGCGGGCTTGTTTGGCTCGGCTCTTTTCGGCGCTGTCGCGGGTGGCCTCTTCACCGAAGGCAGCTTGGGCTAAACGCTTATCAGCCGCCTCAGTGAGTGAGTATGTAGAGGCGCGGTATTCGCCTTTTTCCTGCGCGCTCAATGAATTCCCAAACTGGTCAAAGGCGCTATCTGGTTGCACTTCCACCAGCAAAGGATCACCGCCAATACGCGGGATTTCCACGCGCAGCGCACCGTCTTTTAGCAGCAACGCCCAGACCTTGACCTGCATCTTATTGGCGAGGAATTCCGCCCAGGGGCGCAGATCGTATTGACGGCTTTTCTTGATTTCAGGGTGAACAAAGCTGATCAGGTAATTGCTCTTGACCTGACGTGTATCCTCGGCAGAATGCAGGAAATAGCGGCACACGCTGATTTCCGGGATTTCAATCAGATGTTCCGGGGTGCGCATGATGAGTTGCCACAGCTCATCGCGCACCAGCAACTCACCCGATGCCCGCTTGACGCGGCATTCGACATGCGGGATGGCATTGGCGTTAAAGTCGCGTACCCAGCTGGCGGCAGAGGCGTTGAGCTGCTCCACGCTCGTCACAGGCTCGAACTTTAAACGGCTCTCAAAATGGGTTTCCACCAGCCAGTTGGCGTTTTCCACGCCGCCCTTGGCCCACGAATGGCCGGGCGCGTGGGTGACCACTTCCACCCCCATCGCTTCCATCCAGTTCAAGATACCGTGCGAGGTATTGGCGCTGCCCTTGTCCATCTCCAGCGTGGCGGGCAGGCCGTAGGAAAGGCGATTGTCCTGTTTACACAGGGTGTAATGCAGGAAGTTGAACAGCACTTCCTGATTCTCGCCTGCCGCCTCAAAATAGCGCACATCAATGCTGGAGCTGGCTTGCTCCCAGCGCACATAACGCCATACCTTGAGCAGCACCTTGGCGTAGTTGCCGGGCTTGTTCTTGTAAAACTCTTCGTCACGCATGATGAATTGACGGCCGTGCATGTAGTAGATCACGCACAGGCTGGGATCCACCTGCATCACCTGGTTGACATGCTTGGGGCGGGTCTGGATATGGCTGCGCGAGGCGATGATGCTGTCCACGTCGAGGTTACGCTCGCGCATCAAGGCATTGTAGCGGCTCTTGCTGACGGTAATCTCCACCCCGTTTTCTTGCATCACATTCATCGCCACGCCCGTAGGCAAGGTCTTGTTGCCATTGCCGCGCACACACTCGCGCTTCATTCCTGACAGCATCTCCAGGGTCTCGGCAGGCACGCTGGTCTTGCCCTTGTCGGCGCGCGGGCTACGGTTGGTTTTGCGTCCTGAGTGTTCCTTCAGCCAGCGATAGACGGTATTCGGTTTTTTACCGACAAACTCGGCAAATGCCTTAACCCGCGCTGTCTGTTCACCGCGCGGGGCGGCAGCCAGCGCATCGCGCAGGGCAAATAGTTGCTGGAGCATGTCGGGGGAGAGTTGCGCGGCCATGATGAAGTCCGTTGTCATTGAGGATATAAGGCGTTAAACCTCAACCGATCAGCGCGCCCAGCGTGCAGTCGAACAAGCGCCGCACCCGGCTGACCAGCGCTTCAGCGCGTTCAATTGCCTCGGCCATCTCGCGGCCAATCTGTTCGCGTGCCGCCGCCAGCGCGGCCTCTTCGCCGGGCGCAGCTTCCTGCTGCATTACTTTTTCGCGGATGATGTCCAGCGCGGTGATAGATTCCAGGAAAGCCGCGCGATGCCCGGCGACATGTAAATTCAGACTGCGCATCGCGTCCGACCAGACCGCCTGCGGGTCTATCTCGCGGCTCAGGTCTTTTTGCAACTGGGTGATGGTGCTGCTTTTTTGCTCCAGCACGCGGTCGGTGGCGGCAGCGTCCGCCTTAGCTTCGCGCAGAGCAGCACGTAATTCCTTCACCGACATGGTGGCAATCTTGTCCAGCTGAAGTTCGCCCGTCTGACCCGTCAGCTCCAGCTCTTCGAGCTGCTCGTCGTCCAGCACCAGCATTTCAAACAGCTTGGTTTGATTGCCGAGTGCTTTGGTTAAATGTCTCGTTGACGAGACATTTGAAAACTTGCCCGCCGCCTGCATAAACTTGGCGGACACCTTGCGATCAATCCCCAGCACATCCAGCCGTGCCATGAAGTTGCCATGTCCGCACGCTGCTTTCAGCACCGCCAGCCCACGCCCCACCTCAAGGCACGCCTCCACGCTGCGGCGCATGTTGGCGCTGATGTCGCGCTGGATCAGATCCGGGTCAGTGCAGTCGGCGGGCAGTTGATAGCCGATCTGCAACGCGACCGCGCGCACGGTGGTGTCCAGCTGCGCATTGAATACCGCCAGCTCCTGTGCGGCAGCGCCCGCTTCAACCAGCCGGGTATCGTCAAAATTATCAGTCGCTGAATTCAGTGTTTTATCGTTTGCAGTGCGTCCCATGTTGTTACTCCCTATGTGTTACGTGTAAAGTTGTGTTTCAAATCGGCGATCTGCTGTTCGGCTTTGCCGATGTCGGCCAACACTCGGCCAAATACACGCCCCATCTTCGGGGTCGGGTGGAAATGTCCGGTTGCCTCATCCTTGCGCGCCCAACCCTTGCCGATCAGGCTTCTCATCAATACCGTGACCGTGCTGGGCGAGAGTTCCAGCCCCTTGGCCAGTGCGCCGTTCGATGCGCCATTCACCGCACAGCCAGACAGGGCATCCAGCAGATCCAGCACCTTGCCAGCCGAGTTACGCTCATCTTCCGTTTTGCTCATGCTTCTTCTCCTATCTCAACGCGTGTGGGTTTCCAGTGCTTTTCGCCCAGTGGCAGGCGGTCTGCCATGTCAGCAGTGGCGATCAGTTGCTGCGCCAGGCGGCGCAATGCTGCTGGACGAATTTCCAACCCATTGAACGGGCTGGATTCCAGTTGTATCAGCGCATCACCATGGCGGCAGCGAGTCAGTGCGGCTTGCAGATTCATGATCATTCCTCCGTAAATTCAAACTCAGGTTGCAAATGTTTTTGTACGTTTCCCTTGTGCCAAGCCAAGCCCTCCATGCCTTGCTGGATGGCGGCGAGCACGACATCTGCCTCAGTCTTGCCGCTGTAAAACTGGAGCAATTGACCAGCGGCGGAGTTAAGCAGCTCTTGCAGGGCGTGCATATCGTCAGGCGTGGCGTTGCGGCCCGTGGGTGCCTGGATCACCAGGTAGCCCTCGCTGGCCGCCAGCCAGCGAGAGACAAAGTTGATGCCGCAAATATGTTCGTAAGCAGGGACGGATGAAACCGGCATCTTGCCGTTCGACATCCACTTGTAGAGCAGGTCAGCCGTCACATCCATCAGGTCGGCAATGCGCTCGACCGAGTAGTTTCTCTTCTCCAGCGCATGGTCTTTGCATAGACGCAGCGCGTCGCGCAGGCTGGAGGGGTGCACCCGTTTCCAATTACGCCGCATCATTTGAAATCCCTCCGCCGATGCTGTTCTGAACAAATAGCCGCTTGGAACAGGTGAAAAGTCTTTTTAGTGGGTAAAATGCGCAACAAGTCATCAACATGGCTTTATCCAATAAAGGAGACTCAAATGAAAATTCGTTATGTATGCTCAAGCCCGACTTGTAACCGCTCTTTTTTAGGCAGCTATCAAGACAAGTATTGCGACCGTTGCGGCTCAGCCATGCTGGATGCTTGTCCCAATTGCGATAGCCAATTGAAAAGCGACCTGCCTTTTTGCCGGGTTTGCTCACAGCGAATCAAGCCTGAACCAGAGCGGCAGCCAGCTCAGTAGGCTTGCCGCACTCGCCGCAGTAGTTATAGGGAAGCTCGCTGATCGGCGTGTCGTGACCACATGGCAGTTGCGTCCAAAGCTCGGCGGCACAGCAGCGACAGAAGTTGACCCGAAATGCAACGCCGTCAGCTGACAAGCGATGTTTAGGCCAATTCGCGTGGCAGTTTGGGCAGATTAGTGAGTCCTCATCGTATGAATCGATGCGGTCGCCTGCGTCTAGCAGTGATTTGGTTTGGGTGGTTTTTTGATTCATGACGATCTCCTAGGCAGTAAGTTTGTTGGTGATGGATTTGCGAGACTGCGGGGCGGGTTTAAGGCCTAGCAGGACAGCAGCGCGGTGTGCTTCGCCGCGATAGCCCGCAAGCTTTCCGCAGAGCAGATCGCGGGCTGCCTGATAGCTGATGTTGTGTTCACGACACAACACGCTGAGTGTGATGCCTTCGGCTCTCAGGCGGGCGCGTGCTTCGGTTATCTGTTGTGCGCTTATGCTCATGATGGTGTCCTTGTTTGTGGTTTTTTTTGGTGTTGCGTTGTTCGATGTGGTGATTATGGTGTTCGTTTGAACACCTGTCAATACTATTTATAATTATTTTTATGTCTATATGAACACTATTGGAGAGCGGTTACGAAATGAGCGTGAGCGAATCGGGTTCAATCAATCTGATTTTGCCGAAGCTGGAGGGGTGTTAAAGAGAGCGCAAATTCATTATGAAAAAAACGAAAGGATGCCCGATGCGGGTTATCTTTCCGCCATCGCCGCCGCTGGCGCAGACGTGCTGTATATCCTCACTGGGTCGCGTAGCGCGCCTGCCGCACCCGCGATCAGCCGCGAGGAGGCGGCATTCCTGGACAACTATCGCCACTCACCAAAAGATGCACAGGAAAGTATGCAGACGATGTGCGCTGCGCTCGCGCAATCGAGCGTGCACCCGCAAGGGGTAGGCCGTGGCTGTACAGCCGACAAGTCGGCAACAGCCACGCTCAAGAAAAGCAAGGCGGCGTGAGTAAACAATCTGATGACACAGGGTTATTTGTGATACTGGGCTTGCTGGTTGGGCTGGTTATTGTCCTCTGCACGCTGCTGTATAAGATGATTAAGGAGTCTGTCCAGTGGCTGCGCAGACATAACAGCAAAGCGCATGCAAAGCCTGCCGCTGCCGATCTCTGGCGCATGCCCCCGCCACAAGCGCCCACATTACGCGCAGCGCGGCAACCTGCGCCATCCCGTCGCAATGATCCTTGGCTGGATCACTGCATCGAAATCGAAAACGCTTGGAATCGCGGTAATTACGACTGGGCAAGAATGCAATTGCAGAAGATCGCCTATGGCATGGTGGGCAATGCCGTGACCGATGCACAACGTGCCGACTTCACACGATTGATGACAGCATTTGCCAAGGAAGACCCGCTCTACAGGGATGTGATGGCGAGAGTTCTACCTCTGGTACAAGCTAATCCGGGCATGTTGCAAAGCCAGATTTACAAAGGGCAACCCGATGGCATCAAGGAGCAGATGCGTTACGTGCTTTATTTCGCCAACGAGCTTGGCCACATCAAACGCATTAAGAAAGGCAATAGCTATAAGTTGATGCTGCCTGATGAGGTCAACGATAGTGGCGTTGAATATATCGGCCAAAATTCTAACTAAGTGAGGGATTAGTATGATTCGAGATTTTGATTTAATTCGTAAATTGTTATTGGCAGTAGAAGCTGCACCACCCGGTGTCAGGCCGATCCGCCTTACTTGCCCAGATGGCTACGATGAGGCGGTGGTTGATGCCCATCTGGCTTTATTGATTGAGGCGGATTTATTGGACGGGCGCGTGCAAAAGTTTTTATCCGGAAAGCGCAATATCACCGTATTTGACCTGACGTGGGAAGGCCATGACTTTCTCGACATTGCCAGACCAGATACATTATGGGCACGCGCCAAGCAGATTACTAAAGAGAAAAGCCTACCTCTCACGCTGGAGGTTTTGAAAGAGGTTCTAAAGGGGGTTGCTCAAGGCTTGCTTTCTTGAAATCTTCATATAATGTTTGCAATTCGAATATGCAATTTCTTTCTACATTCCGGCCAAAGCGCATAGCCGCCTCACCGACGCTTTCCTCATAAGTCTGATTTTTTTCACACTCACGAAGATAGGTGTTGTGCTTGTGTTCATTTCGATTTTTCCATTTAGCGATAAGCGCCTCCAAGTCATCGAAGACTTTCCCCGAATCGTTAATCAAGTCCGCTGCCATATCAAACACCTCGAAGTCTATTTTTTTCGTTTTCATTGGTTACCTCATATCTGTTTCGTTCTTGAAATACTCTAGTCTTAAACAATAGATCTGTTAAGCCGGAAACACTTCCGGCTTAACCGCCCCCTCGCGCGCGCGTAAAGTCGCGGCATGAACACCCCCCCTACACCTAAACAAATATGCGGACGCTGCGCCCACTGGTCGCGACTGGACGATGACCGTCTGCCGGATCACGGCAGCTGCAAATATCGCCCGACCGGGCATTACAGCTATAAAACGCGGGTCTGCCTGACGACTCCGGTGCGTTTCCAATCCAAACCACAGAGGGCATAACAAATGAATCTCTCACCCCATTTCACCCTGGAAGAGCTGACGCATTCGCAGCAGGCAGTGCGCGGCAGAATTGATAACACGCCAAGCAAATCGGTGCTGATGAATCTGAACAAAATTGCCACGCTACTTGAAGCCGTGCGCCAGTTACTGGGCGAATACCCTATCCAGATCAGCAGCGGCTTCCGCTGTATCAAACTCAACACACTGATTGGCGGCGCAAAGAATAGCCAGCACACACTGGGATTGGCCGTAGATTTCATCTGCCCAGGCTACGGTACGCCCAAAGAGATCTGCCAGTCGCTGCTGGATTCTGGTCTGAAGTTCGACCAGATGATTTGCGAAGGCACTTGGGTGCATTTGTCGCTGGCGGATGATGATATGCCGACTCGCAATCAGGTGCTGACCGCCGTATTTGAACCGGGTCGCAAGACGCAATATCGGCAGGGGCTGGCATGAAGCATCTGATTGTATTGGTTATTCGGCTCTATATGATTTGCAGTGGATAATGCGACAATTTGACCATGAATAGTACAACTTTATTTGGCATGGCGCTCGGCCTGCAAGCGCCTTGGCAGGTG